ACAGCTTTGCTGACGTTGTTCGTGGTATGCACCTTTACGGTCGTAAGATCTTGAAGCCTGAAGCAATTGTAACTGCTAAGTTCAACGCAGCGTAATGTAACGGAGGGACTTAATTGTCCCTCCTCTTTAAAGGAAAATTAAAATGGCTACTGTTACCTCTCTAGTCCGCGCCGTTGGTGGTGTGGGCAATCCTAGCCGCAAAGCTTACCTCGTAGAAAAAGAAGTAGATTTTGCTGCTGCCGCTGTTGCTAAAGGCTCTGCCTTGGCTGCTGCTGATGTTATCGAAACAATCTCTGTATCTGCTGGTACTATGGTTATGAATGCTGGTATTCAAGTTGTTGCTGCTGCCGCTGGCGGTACTGGCACCACTTTGGATCTAGGCGTTACTGGCGTTGATGCTGACGTATTTGTTGATGGCTTCACCTTTGATGGTGCTGCTGCTGGCGCTTACGCACAGAACGCTGCTGCATTCCAGCCTGTGGTTGTTGGTGCTGCTGACACTGTTGATGTTCTTATTCAAGCTGGTTCTACCGTTGCTACCTCTGGTACTGTGCGTGTATGGGCTTTGCTGATGGACGTTGGCGCTATTGGCGACACCGAAGCTGCTGAAGCTGACCGCGACCAACTGGCTTAATAGCCTTTATAGGGAATACTGCTTCATTGTGGTATTCCCTTTAGTTGCTCTATTAGAGAGCATTAATATTTAATATAGAGAATTCTCTAATGGCAATTACTTCTGCACTATGCACCTCTTTTAAAAAAGAGCTGTTAGAACGTAAACATGATTTTAATGTATCAGGTGGTCACACCTTTAAGATTGCTTTGTTTACATCCTCTGCTACACTAGACGCAGCCACTACTAACTACTCCACCACTAATGAAGTTGTTGGCACTGGCTATACAGCAGGTGGTGTAGCTCTAACTAACATTGATCCAACATCAAGTGGCACCACAGCCTTCATTGACTTTGCTGACGCTACATGGGCCAGCGCTACATTGACAGCAGCTGGTGCTCTCATTTACAACACCACCACTGATGGTGGCTCAGGCACTACTAACGCTGTAGCTGTCATTTCCTTTGGTGGAGACAAGACATCAACTAACGGTGATTTCGTGGTGGAGTTCCCTGCTGCTGACGCTACAAACGCTATTGTTCGTATAGCTTAATAGAAGCTAACTATGGCTTCTACATCCTTAACAGGCGCTGTTTATGGCGCAGCTAGATACGGTGTTAGTCGCTATGGTGAATATGGTGTTACACATACACCGGATGGTGTAGCAGCCACAGGTGCTGTAGGTCTAGTAGTTGTAGTAGCTAAGGCTGTGACACCTGTTGTAGGTGTTGTAGCCACTGGCGCTGTAGGCGTAGTAGCAGTCACAGCAGACGCAGTATTATTAGTTAATGGTGTAGTAGCTACAGCCAATGTAGGCTCTGTAGATGTAGTAGCTAAGGCTGTCATACTTGTTGTAGGTGTTGAAGCTTCTACTTATGCAGGAAATGTCACAGTTGTAGCTAGTGCTGTAGCCGTCTTGACAGGAGTAGCAGCAACAGGTGCTGTAGGTTTAGTAGATGTAGAAGCCAGTGCTTCAGTGGCATTGATAGGTGTATCAGCTACAGCTTATATTGGTGTTGTATCTATATCAGACAGTGCTAGACCTACTTTTGATGGTATAACTGTTTATGGGTATGTAGGTAGTGTTAATGTAACAACTACATCTTTTGATTATGAGGCTGTTAAAAATAACTACGATACATTAAGAGCAGTGTATGTGGGTGGTAGAACAACAGCTAAGGATAGAACTATCGTCATAAATGAACAGAGCAGGGTTGTTTATGTTGATAGAGAATATACAACTAGAACTTCTTCTATAACAGAGCAGTTTAGGAATGTGTATGTCTCAAATGAAAACAGAGACAATAGAGTTGTTTCAGTAGTATAAAGAGTATATATGTCTTATAGATGGCCCAATAAAGACCCTGATGAAATATTAGACTACAGCATTGACTGGTCTAGATTTCTTAACACAGCTACCATCTCATCTGTAGATTGGTATGTAGATGATGCAGACGGTGTTAAAACAATAGTGACTAATGGCATCACTGTGTATGGCTTACAACGTGTATCAGCCACTAACACAAACACTGTTGCTACTATTCATTTAGGCTTAGGTACTCTCAATAGAGAATATAAACTAACTTGTAGAATCACTGACAACACCGGCTCTGTTGTTGAACGAGTTGTGAAGCTGCGTATTAAGGAACAATAACATGGCCTATAATTTTCTAGAGCTAGTTAATCAAGTTAACAGACGATTCAACGAGGTGGAGCTAACTAGTGCTACCTTTGCTAATGCTAAAGGTTTCTACAGTAGCGCTAAGGATAGTGTTAATGCTGCATTGCGTGATATTAATCAAAGCTTCTTAGAGTGGCCTTTCAATCATGTAGAACAAGAAGAGACTATGTCTACTGGTGTAAGTAGATATACATATCCAACTGATAGCTCCACTGTAGACTTCGACAGCTTTAGAATTAAAGAAGACAGTGTGTTAGGTAATCAGACAGTGACACTGAGAAGCATAACATACGAAGATTACCTACGTAAATATGTAGGTCAAGAATATTCTACAGACACTAGCAAGCTAGGCATTCCTCAGTATGTTGTGCAGACACCTTCACAAGAGTTTATTCTTGTGCCAGCGCCTGATCAAGACTATGAGCTAGTGTATGAATACTACAGAGTTCCTGTAGACTTACAAAACTCTACAGATGTTCCTTTTATTCCTGAAAGATTTAGACACGTCATTATTGATGGTGCTATGTATCATGCTTATATGTTTAGAGGTAATGAACAAAGTGCTTCTATGATTAAAGCCAAGTTTGATGAAGAAGTTAAGTCAATGAGAATTATTCTTATTAATAAATATAACTATGTAACATCAACTTACATCCAACAAGCTGGCAGTAACATTGCTGGTGCAAGGATTAAATAAGAATGGCTGACGCTTGGGCAACATTTCCTTTTGAGTTTAGAGGAGGGTTAATAACAAACCTATCACCTCTGCAGCAAGGCACACAAGCGCCCGGTAGTGCTAGGCAGCTGAAGAACTTTGAACCATCTATTGAGGGTGGGTACAGCCGTATGTTAGGCTATGATAAATATTCTAATGACACAGTGCCTGTGGCAGGTGCTCCACTTGTTAGTGGTGGTAGTCAGACAGGAACAACATTAGTTGTCTCTAACATCTCTGTAACACCTGTAGAAGGAGATACATTCACTGTAGCAGGTGTAACAGGTGTCTACACTATTGCTGTGGCTGGTGTTTCATATAGTGAAACTACTAAGATTGCTACATTAACACTAACTACATCACTAGCTAGTAGCCCTACTGATTTAGCTGTTGTAACTTTTGCTAACAGCAGTAGTTTGATAACAGGGCTAGCTGCTTGGAAAGATAGTGTATTAGCCCTTCGTGATAAAACATTATATAAAACAACAGGAGCAAGCTACACAAGAGTGTCAGTGCCTGTGTATGGCATTGCAGTTTTAGTTAACGGGGCTAGTCAGACAGGCACTACATTAAATATTGATGGTGTAGATATAGCTCCTAAAATTGGGGACACATTCACAGTTGCTGGTGTTGCTAAAGCTTATACCATTACAGCTGCTGTAACAGTGGTATCAGGCGCTACCACTTTAACAATAGCACCAGCTCTAGCTAGCAGTCCAGCAGACAATGCTGCTGTAACATTCATATCTTCTGATGTTAGTGTTAATGGTAAGGCTCGTCACATTAAATATAGAATTGGTGTTACAGAGAAGATAGCTTTTGCCACAGGCTTAGGCTACCCTTTTACATTTGATGACAATACATTTCAGTATGTAACAGGTTCTGCAGACTTAGAAAACTGTTCACACTTGTCTTGGTTTAAGAATCAGATGTGCTATGCTGTAGGAGATAAGATTGTTATTACAGCGCCATTCACTGATAATGATTTAAATCCTGCTAATGGTAGTGGTGTTATTAGTGTTGGTGCTAACATCACAGGCTTACAAGTGTTTAGAGAATCTTTGTTTATTTTCTCTGCACAATCAATACATCAAATTACTGGCAATACATTAGCAGACTTTATACTAAAGCCAGTAACAACTGACATAGGTTGTGTAGCTTCAGACACCATACAAGAAATTGGTGGCGATGTTATGTTCTTAGGACCTGATGGTTTAAGACTATTATCTGCTACTGATAGAATTAATGACTTCAACTTAGGCGTTGTATCTAAGCCTATACAGAAAGAAATGACCAACCTCATCTCTGCCTCTAGCAGTTTTAGTAGTGTTGTCATAAGAAAGAAAAGTCAGTATAGATTGTTAGGGTATAGTCAATCTATTAGCACTCAATCAGCATTAGGTGTTATAGGTGTTCAGCTTGAAGGCAATGATACAGCTGGTATAAACTGGGCTGAGACACAAGGCTTTAAAGCTTATGTCGCTGACAGTAGCTACTATATCCAAACAGAAACTGCTGTGTTTGCAGAGTCAACAGGCTATGTATATCAAATGGAAAGTGGTAACAGTTTTGATGGTGGTAATATACTAGCTACTTTCTCTACACCCTTTATTCATTTAACTGATCCTAGACTTAGAAAAACATTCTATAAGCTACAGCTATATACAGAACCACAAGGTTCTGTTACAACTTCTGTTAACTTAAAGCTAGATTTTGATACTAGTGGTAGCGTGCAACCAGAGACATTAAGCTTGTCCAATGATACAGGTGTTGTAGGATTTTTTGGTAGCCCTTTAGCTACATATGGAACCATTGTTTACGGTAGTAAGCTTAAGAAAATATTTGAGACACAATTGGTTGGTAGTGGGTTTTCGATGAGCCTACAATTTATTAGTAATAGTCAATCACCACCATTTAGTTTAGATACAGCTACAGTTGAATATGCTGTGCATGATAGAAGATAATACAAGGAAAATATTGTGACTGGATATATCAGAACAGACACCTCTAATAACATTGCTGATGGTAACATTGTCAATGCTGTTGATTTAGATAATGAGTTTAATGGTGTTGAAGCTGCCTTCAATGCTAGTACAGGTCATACCCATGATGGTACATCTGCTGAAGGTGCTCCCATTACTAAGGTTGGTCCTACACAAGATGTTGTAGTTTCTGCAACAGCTGTACTTCCTAAGACAGATGGCACAGTGGATTTAGGCAGTGGTTCATTAGAGTTTAAAGACTTATACATTGATGGTACAGCTAACATTGATAGCCTTGTAGCTGACACTGCTGATATTAATGGAGGTACAGTTGATGCTGTTACCATTGGCGGCACCACAGCGGCTGCTGGTACGTTTACCAACCTCACAGCAAGTGGCACTGTCACCATTCCAGACAACAGCATCAGCGGCAACAAGGTTGAGGGTGGCACTATTAACGCCATCACGATTAACACGTTGACTAGCGGAACTGTTGATATTAACGGCGGTGCTGTAGATGGAACTAGCGTAGGGGCTTCTACACCATCTACAGGTGCATTTACTACGCTGTCGGCATCAGGAACCTCTACGCTGGCTGCTGTGACGGCTACTACGGTTACGGCTAGTGGGAATGTAGTATTAGGCAATGCTTCTACAGATACGCTTAATGTTGGTGCTGGAGGTTTAGTTAAGAACGCCTCTGGGTTTGTGGGTGTCGGCACTGCCAGCCCTACAAGTGTGCTTCAACTAGGCGATGCAACTGTAAATAGTTCGAACATAATGTTGTTTGGTAAATCAGAAGCTGCGACAGAAAGCAATTTACCTTCTATACGAAATGCAAGCCAATTGTCTGTGGGGGCAGGGAATGACCTAGTTTTAGCGGCAACATCGGGTACTGGGGGTATAGTTTTATATACGGGTGCTACTACTGGCGGTTCTTTAGGTGTGCTAGGAACTAGCAGCAGCAGGGCTAGGTTGACTATCGACAGCGCAGGGCTGACATCCATAACCGCTGGCCTAGCAGTAACCGGAGCTATTTCCTCCACAGCCGACGCAACCCTATCAGGTGTGCGAGTTGGCAAAGGCGCTGGAGCAATAGCGTCTAACACCGCAGTGGGTGTGAATACTTTGAATGCCAACACCACAGGCACTAGCAACACAGCTAGCGGGCTAAACGCACTCCGCTTCAACACCACAGGCAACTACAACACAGCTAGCGGGGTAAATGCACTCTATAGCAACACCACAGGCAGTAACAACGCAGCTATCGGGTATGAAGCACTCTATAGCAACACCACAGGCTACAACAACACAGCTAGCGGGTACCAAGCCCTCCAGAACAACACCACAGGCATTCAAAACACAGCTAACGGGGCAAACGCACTCTTCAACAACACCACAGGCGATCAAAACACAGCTATCGGGTCCTCTGCACTTTTCGCCAACACCACAGGCAACAACAACACAGCTATCGGGCGGACCGTACTTCAGCAGAACACCACAGGCGGCAGCAACACAGCTAGCGGGTACCAAGCCCTCCAGAACAACACCACAGGCAACAACAACACAGCTAGCGGGGTAAATGCACTCCAGCTCAACACCACAGGCACCTACAACACGGCTATCGGGCAAGCCGCACTCCAAGCCAACACCACAGGCGGCAACAACACAGCTAGCGGGCGCAACGCACTCAACGCCAACACCACAGGCGGCAGCAACACAGCTAACGGGACGAACGCACTCCTCTCCAACACCACGGGCAACAGCAACACAGCCAGCGGGCAGAGCGCACTCTCCGCCAACACCACGGGCATCAACAACACAGCCAGTGGGTATCAAGCGCTCCTCAACAACACCACAGGCGACAACAACACAGCTAGCGGGGTGAACGCACTCGATAGCAACACCACGGGCAGCAACAACACAGCCAGCGGGCTTCAAGCACTCGCCAACAACACCACGGGCAACTACAACACAGCCAGCGGGCTGAACGCACTCCTGAACAACACCACAGGCAGCTACAACACAGCTAACGGGCAAGCCGCACTCAACAGCAACACCACGGGTAGCGGAAACACAGGAATCAACCCGCGTAATTCAGCAGGCATCTACGCACCAGTCTTCAACCCAACGACCGAAAATAACCGTTTTTGCATGGGGTCGACGGGCGTTACCAATGCCTACATTCAAGTGGCATGGACGGTGGTATCTGATGCTCGGGACAAGACCAACTTTGCGCCTGTTCCCCACGGCCTTGAGTTTGTCAAAGCGTTGCAGCCCACGGCGTATCAGTTCCGAACTGCACGGGACTCTGAAGAAACCAATGGCGGGGTGCGTTACGGCTTTAAAGCCCAAGACGTGCTAGAGCTAGAAGGTGCTAACCCTGTCATTGTTGACAACGAAGATGCAGACAAACTGCGTATGATTGATACCGCGTTGATTCCTGTTTTAGTAAAAGCCTTGCAGGAACTGAATGCAAAATTTGACGCTTATGTTTTAACCCATCCTTGAAAGTAACCCATGATTATTGAAAACACCCCTGAGCAAATCGACGAGAACTACGTTATTGAAACCACACCTGAGCAAATTGCTCAGCATTATTCCGCAGCTATGGACAGTGTGAACCTCATCAACGCTGGTCAGCCTGAAGGCACAACTGACGAAGACTGGGTCGACACAGTATCACGCAACGTAGAGCATTTGCAGATTATGCTCGCCAAAGACTTCTGGACAACAGAGGATTTAACCCCGCTACAAGCCTTGGTAAATTAACATAAGAAGAAAATGAACAATGAAGATGTAACACATAAAGAAATATACGAGCGCCTAATAGAGGTGGAAGCTAAAGTAGATAAACTGTCCGAAGATAGTGAACAAGTAGTTGCGGCTTTTAATGCAGCCCAAGGCGCCTTCATTGTCTTAGGGTGGTTAGCTTCAGTAGCTAAACCTTTGTTATGGATTGCAGGTGTTGTCACAGCTTTCTCTTTTATGATTAGTGAATATAGGATGAAATAATGATTGCTGAACTCGCCATAGCCAACTGGACACCGCGCTGGTATTACGTTATGCGCAATAAAACTAGTGGGCTTCAGTATGTTGGGCAGTCTATAAACCTGTACAAACGCAGCTATTGCGGGTCTGGAAAATATTGGGTTCAGCATTGTAAAAAACATGGTGGTCACAATAGATTGAATATTGAAATTATTGAGAGTACTTGGTTCAGCTCTAAAGAGACAGCCCAACACTGGTTGAATACAGTAGAAGAAAGCAACCTAGATTATTTCTTAACAGAAAATAAAGAATGGGCCAATAGAGCAAGAGAAACTACTGAAGACTCTGCTTTTTGTGATATATCTAGAGAAGACAGGATTAAATACGCAAGGCTCGGTGGTTTGGCTTCAGTTGTTTTAGGAAGAATGAGAGAGATGGGAGCAGTTCAGGGAGCACGTAATACAGTCTCTGGGCATATTCAAAGAGTACAGAAAATTGGCTGTGTAATAGGTGGAAAAGCTAGAGGTAAAAAACTAGGCGAGTTTATGAGGGATAGTGGGCAACTAGCTCTAATAGCTAAGTTAGGTGGAAAGGCTGCTGCAAAAGAAAAGCACTCAATGAAAGATATAGAAGGTAAAAGTTTAGCGGCAGTAAACATGGGAAAAGCTAGTGGAGTTACTCGTAAATTAAAAGCAAAGTACTGTGAACTACATGGTATTAAAAGCCCCGGAGTAAACTATATAAACATAGATAAAGATCATTTCTTAGAGTGGAGAAATACTTTATGATAGCAGAGTTAATGCTAGCTAATAGCGCTTTTGCTGTTATTAAGGAAACTATTAACAATGGGGGTGCTTTCATAGAGGCAAGTTCACAGGTGTTAGATTATTTTAACAGTAAAGCTAAGATACAAAAAGAGTTAAATAAAAAGGGTAGTGGTAACGAACTAGAAGAGTTCTTTGCATTAGAAGCCCTGAAGCAACAAGAAGAAGAGCTTAAAGAGATGATGATCTACTCAGGTAGAGGCGGCATGTGGGATGAGTGGTTACAGTTCCAAGTAGAGGCACGCAGGAGTAGAGAAAGAGATGCAGCGCAAGAGAGAGCTAAGAAGCTAAAGTTTAAACGCAAGATACAAGATGTAGTTAACATTACCTTGGCTGTCTTACTTGTGTCAACTGGTTTGTTTGCTGTTGTAGGGTTAGCTTGGGCAATATACACTAAAGGACAATTCTGATGCTACCAATCATTGATGGTTTAATAGGTATAGGTAAGACTTGGCTTGATGGAAAGAACAAGGAAGCTGAAGCTAAGACAGCAGCTACTCTCATTTCTCTACAGGCTGAATCAGACATTAAGAAAGCTCAGGCAATCTCTGCCACCATTAGAGCAGAGAAAGGTGAAGAGAGTAATAGTAGTCTTGATAGGCTGGCTATGGAGAACATGCAGAAGAGCTGGAAGGATGAGCTTATTCTTATTGTGTTTCTAATACCAATGATTATGGCATTCATACCGGGTATGGATAAGTATGCTCTGGCAGGTTTTGCAGTTATAGCTATGATGCCACAATGGTATCAATATATAATTATAGGTATGGTTGTAGTTATATACGGCTTACGTGGTTTGCTAGAGAAAGTTATAGATAAGAAAGTGAGTATGAAATGATATTTTTACCAGTTGCCTTCTACTGCACTATCACAAGTGTATGTGTGTTTAGTCAAGGACAGCTTACTACTGATCTAGAGCTGTGTGCTGCTCAGAATCAAGGTGCTGAACAACAATTTAAAGCTGATGGAAACATACAAGCATTTCAAACAACTTGTATTGTTATAGAACCAAAGAGAGCGGATAGTACAGACGTATGAAGCTAAGCAAGAACTTTTCAATACAAGAATTAACAGACAGTGCTACAGCTATTAAGCTAGGTATTGATAACAATCCAACACCAGAACAACTACAATGTTTACAAGATTTAGTTGACTGTGTGTTACAACCTGTTAGAGACCAGTTTGGTCCTGTAACAATCACCAGTGGATTGAGAGTGCCTGAGCTTAATAAAGCTGTAGGCGGCAGCACCACCAGTGATCATTGCAAAGGACAAGCAGCAGACTTTGAAGTGGCTGGTGTGGATAACAAAGCTGTAGCTTTATGGATTGCTACCAACCTTACCTTTGATCAATTGATCTTAGAATTCTATGATGATGGTATTACCAACAGTGGCTGGATTCATTGTTCATACGATGCTAAAGGTAATGCTAAGAAGAAGATGACAGCACAGAAAGACGGTAAACGTACAGTGTATGCATTAGCTGAGTGGTAATCTATCATGATTAATATATCAACATTGTCTATATTAGGGCGCAATTTTGATATAATAGTTAAGGAAGATATAAATGAAAGTGGTTTATGTGATTATGAAAACTCCACCATTTATATCAGACAAGGACAGACAAAGCCTAGAGAACTAGATACTCTGTTACATGAATGCATACATGCTATTGATGAGTGTATGCAAACTAAGCTGACAGAGAGACAGGTTTATTGTTTAGCTGTAGGAATTATAGCTTTATTAAAAGATAATAAACATATGTTAGAGCATTTAGTAGAAACAATAAAACCTTTATGAAAAAATTTACAAGTCAACAACGAGCAGTGATAGCTAAGAAGCTGGGCTATGAAGGACCTATGCAGGGCTTCGATCAATTCTTAGAAAGTTCTCCTGCTCTTAAAGCTAAGTATAATGCTGTCACTAACAAGTATGCACAGAAGATGGCTAAGGGTGGTGTTGTTAAGAAGATGGCTGCTGGTGGATCTTTTGTCAGAAAAGCTATATTAGACGCACAACAGCAACAGATAAACCCTGCTACTGATAGTGTTTTTAAAGCACCAATGCTGGGAAAAACTGTGATACCTCAAGGAACACCCTACACCGACGATGTTGTTGGTGAGAATAGGGTCGTTGCGATGCCTGTTTATGACCCATTTAGAGCCTATGGAGCGGTTCAACCCCCTGATGGTTACATGTGGTCATACGCGAACGACGGTACCAGAACAGCTGTTAAAACCCCTGCATCCTCTACAACAGATCAAGGCACACCTCGGCCTATGGGCACCACCTTTACAGATGTAGGTGGTGTTCCACAGGCAGGAGGAATTGCAGCGATAACAGCTGCTACTATACAAGAACAACAAAACCAGCTTATGTCTGGACAAGGTGTTGCAGCCCCTACCACAACCCAGAAAGCACAGGTACAACAAGCAACAACAGCTGATACAGCCACAACACCCACAACAGCACCTGCACAGCAAGTGACAACCACTGCTGCCGCTCCTGCTATTCAACAGGCTATGCAAGGCATCGACCCTGTTACAGGGAAGGTATCACAACAAGCACAGGTAGGAGCAGCTCAAGGAGACGTTAGTGGTGGCAGCTTAGCCAGTAAAGCAACTACAGCTACAGCAGCACAGGTTGGCTCTACAGATCCATTGACAGGCTCCGATTCTCAGATGGCACAGGCGGCTAAGCTAGAAGGGGGTGTACCCACTTCCACAGCGCAAACAATGGCTGGTGCTCCACAGGCTACAGCTGCGAAGCTGGGCACCACACCTGAAGCACAGGCTGCTACATCTTTTAATTTAGATGCTACAAAAGCTGCTTTAGCTTCTGAGACAGTGGTGCAGGACGCTGCTAAGGCTAACTATACCCCACAAGAGATGGCTGCGCAAGCGGTTGCCCCTGTAGCTGTTACAGCTTCACAGCTTGGCACCACTCCTCAAGCACAGGCTGCGACATCTTTTAATTTAGACGCTACAAAATCTGCTTTAGCTTCTGAGACAGCGGTGCAGAATGCTGCTAAGGCAGGTAACATACCCCAAGCAACAGCCGCTCAGACAGGGGTACAGTCATCTGTTAACGCTGTTACCCGTAATGTAGCGCAACAAGAATTAGTAGATGTTAATAAACAAGGCTTACAGTTAGAAGCTGTAAATGCGGTGGCAGCAACTGTTGATAAACTCAATGCAGCAGCTGTAGCTACTGTACAGCAAGGTAGTTTTAGTCAGATGTTAGCAACTGCTCAGACAGGTAACGTTGAAGATGCTGCCACTGTTGCAGGGCAGATGTCAACGTTATTATCTCAATTTAACAATGGAACCCCTGCGTGGGCTGCGGGTGCTTTACGTGCGGCTAACGCTGTTATGGCTGCTAGAGGTCTAGGTGGTAGCTCAATAGCAGGTGCCGCTATTGTACAAGCTGCTATGGAAAGTGCTCTTCCTATAGCAGCAGCAGATGCTCAAACATTTGCACAGATGCAGCTTACTAATTTAAACAATAGACAACAAGTGTCTTTAGCTAATGCTGCTGCGTCCCAGAATATGGAGCTTGCTAATTTAAATAACAGACAACAAGTTGCCTTACAGAACAGCACCAACTCCTTTTCTTTACAGTCACAGAATTTATCAAATCAACAGGCTGTTGTATTAGCTAATGCACAATTTAAAGCAGCTGCTCAAGAGAAAAACTTAGATGTAAAGACACAAGTGTCACTGACTAACGCTGCGCGTTATGCAGAAGTTAATAATATTAACTTGTCTAATAGCCAACAAGCAATGCTTCAGCGCTCTGCTGAGAATATACAGATTGACTTAACTAATCTTAACAATAGGCAACAAACATCATTATCAAACCTACAAGTTAGAGCTGCCTTAGTTGGTCAAGAGCTAAGTAATGAGCAACAAGTAGCGATGTTACAAAGCACACAAGCTTTTGAATCAATGCAGTTGTCCACCACCAATAAGCAGCAAGCATTTTTACAAGATGCACAAGCTACTGCTGCTTTGAAGGGGCAAGTGTTGTCCAATCAGCAGCAGACATCTTTGTTTAATGTTAGCAACTTACTGAAAGAGCGTGAACTAAATTTAAACAATGAGCAGCAAACATTGCTGTTTAATTCTACAAATGCGTTGCAAGTTAATATGGCTAACTTGTCTAATCAACAGCAAACAGCTCTTGCTAACCTACAAGTTAGAGCTGCTATATCAGGGCAAGAGCTAAGTAATGAGCAGCAAGTAGCGATGTTACAAAGCACACAAGCTTTTGAATCAATGCAGTTGTCTGTTAATAGTAAGCAGCAAGCATTTTTACAAGATGCACAAGCTACTGCTGCTTTGAAAGGACAAGTGTTGTCTAATCAACAACAGACAGCTTTGTTTAATGTTAGCAACTTACTGAAAGAGCGTGAACTAAATTTAAACAATGAGCAGCAAACATCGCTGTTTAACACTACTAACTCGTTACAAGTAGACATAGCAAACTTGTCTAATAAACAACAGACATCGTTGGCTAATGCACAAATAGAAGCAGCTATAAAAGGGCAAGAGCTTAGTAATCAGCAGCAAGTTAATATTACTAATGCTGCCCGTGTATCAGAGATTGCTAATATAAATTTTACTGCTGAGCAGCAGAATGCGTTGGCTAATGCGCAGTTGTTACAGCAGGTATCATTAGCGGATATGAGTAATGAGCAAGCAACAATACTTTCCAATGCTGCTACTTATGCAGCTATGGATATGGCTAATTTAGATAATAGACAAAAAGCACTGACACAGAATGCACAGAGTTTTTTAGCTATGGACATGGCTAATCTAGGTAATGAACAGCAGACAGCTTTGTTTAAAGCACAGCAGATTAGTGCAAGCATTTTAACTGATGCTGCTGCTGACAATGCTTCTAAGCAGTTTAATGCTAGCTCTGTTAATCAGCGTGATCAGTTTATGGCAAACTTAACTAGTCAGACTAGTCAGTTTAATGCTGCTCAGCAGAATGCTCTTAAGCAGTTTAATGTTGATCAAGCTAATGCAATAGAGAAGTTCAATGCTGAGACACAGAATCAAAGAGATCAATTCAATAGCTCGCAACGTTTAGTTATTGATCAGTCTAATGCACAATGGAGAAGAGAGATTAGCACAGCTAACACAGCTGCCACTAATGCTGCTAATTATTTGAATGCACAGAATATGCAACAGATGACATTAACAGAGTATAATAATGAAACTCAATTGTATAGAGACCAGATTGAAATGGTTTGGTCTAGTTATGAGAAGGGGACTGATAGGGCTGTTTCTATATTAGTACAAGAGATGATTATTGCTGGCGGCTTGGTTAAGGTTGATAAAGAATCAGCAGCAGCTTCAGATGCTTCTTCTTCTAAGTGGCTAGGACAGTTAGCAGTTAATGTATTGTCTGATCCTATTAGTAATATTGTTAAAGGTATCTTCAAATGAAAAACTATTCCTCAGTGATGAAGAACATCAACTCTATTATAGAGAATAGAGAAAAGAAAACTAAGTCTACAATGGGCGTATCAGGATTGTTATCCCGTAGTAAGTATGTTGGACCTACCAGAGGCATGTCTGTTGAAGAAGACATTGCTGATTACATTGAAGCTATCAGACAACAAACAAAGGATTTTACTCGTGCAGAATAAACTATTAGCACCCATCCCCGGCATGTCACTAACTACAGAACCCGGCAATAGACCTTGGGAGCAGCCTCCTAAGTTTACTGAAGTTGGTGAAGTTATTGACTTCTACTCTGATAAGATAACAACAGCTGAGGTGATGGATAACATTGCTACGTTGCTAGAAGAAGGTATGCCTGCTCTTAATATTGCTAATGTGTTAATTAAGAATGGACTAATTAATGGTGTTCATTCTGTTGATACTGGTTTCTTAGCTACACCAGTTGTTGTAGAACTCATTAAATCTATCGCAGCCATTTATGATATTGGATATGTCGAATCAATGGATGATGTACAAGAGATGACAGAGATGCCTACTAAGATGGTTAAAGAAGTTGTAGAAGAAGCTAGGACTAAAATGAAAGAGGTTGTTAAAGAACCTACATCTCGCGGTCTAATGTCTAAAGGAAAATAATAATGGGATTTAATTTATCTGCTTTTATAGGTGGTGCTGCTGAACAAGCTAACACTCTTGTTGATGAAGAACGTGCTCAGCAAAAAGAAATTGTTGTTATGCGACTTAAGAAAGCTGCTGAGTCTAAAGCTTTGTACAATAAGAAAGTTGAAGCACAACGTGAAGAGGTTAAGTCTACTTACAGAGATTTATCTTCACATGAAGTATTCAACAATCTAACAGACGATCAGCAAGTATCCATTCTTAAGTCTCCTACTATTGCTGCTGATTTCTTAAAGCAAGCACAAACTGGTAATGTGTTTGATGTTGCCACTCGTTACAAATTTAAAACACCAGAGGCTACACAGTCTGCACAGTCTTTTGTTGAAGGCTTTGGCACAACTGCACCAACTCGTGATGTGTCTGAACAGATGAAGCAGCTAGGCACTGGCATCCTGTCTAAGAGCACAGACTTTGCACAGTCAGCTGCTACAGCTTATGGTGATACGTTAGAAGGGTTGTTACCTTATGAAGGTGCAGAAGCTCCTGATATAGCACCTATGGCTTCGTTTGCTGAGGGTGCTTTTGCTAAGCCTGAGACATTAGAAGCCCGATTAGAAAAAGCCAGAAGAGCTTTTGCTGATGCTAATACACCTGAAGATAGAGAAGCTGCTGAGGCTGCTGTTAGGAGCATTCAAGCAGCAATGGCTGTAGGTCAAGACCCTAAAGACTTGAAGGCTTACGCTGATAAACTTTCCATGCAGGTTATGAATGCTTCTACACCTGAAGCTAAACAAGCAGCACAAGCTAAACTAAATAGAGTTAATGCTCAAATTAGAAG